CAGGCGGACGCCGGTACCGGCATCCTGAAGAAGAGGAAGAAATCATGGCTAGGATAGAAGGAGCCATCTGATGGCGTGGACAAGCAAGTTCAAGAGCCTCGAATCGGCGTTCGAGAAGCAGCCCAACAGCGTCGGCAATATGCACGGCCCCGCCGCCATGCTGCACCACAAGACCCTGATGCCTCGGGGCAACCCGACCGACATGGGCTCGACCAAGGGCAACGGCCCCGGCTTCGGCGCTCCGATGGCGGGTGCCCTCGGCGACAAGGTCAAGACGACCGCCGTGCAGTCTCCTGCCCAGCACGCCGCCACCGTGAAAGCGGGAATGGCCTCGGGCATGAAGCGCAGGAAGATCATCTGATGGCCAACCAGATGACCACCACGCAGGGCATCGTGACCGCCACGGCGGTTGCCCAGCTCCTGCTCGCCGCCAATGCCGGCGCTTCCCGCCGCATGGTCGCCCTCCCGGTCGCCGGAACCCTGTGGGTCGGCGGCCCCGGCGTGACCACGACAGGAGCAGGACGAGGTTTTCCCGTCGTCCTCAACCAGCCCTTCGACCAGTGGGGTTCGGGAGACCCCAGCCAGGCCGGCATCTATCAGGGTGCCCTCTACGGTGTCGCCACCGCGATCTGCACCGCCACCGTCGTCGAAGTGTTCAGCTAGTGTTCGACAGCCACATCCTTGCCTGGAAGCGTCATCTCAAGCGGCAGGAGATGAAAGCCCTGCTCGCGGCGGTGGCCGAGGTCCGGCAGGAATGGCGCGTCAAATGGGACGAGATCGACCAGCGTAGCCGGACAATGAAAGAGCAACCATGGCGGACATAGGCACACCCAAAGCCATGGGCGGCGGCCGCTACCACATGCGGCCTGCCGAGAACCTTGAGCTTCCGGGCGACCCCGGCAAGGACAACTCCGGTGCGGGAGGAAAGCCCAAGGGTGTCGGCGTCCTAAACAGTGCTCCCAAGGGTCCTCGTCACCTGATGGACGACTACGAGTTCGGCCTGCAGGTCCATGGCACGATCAGCGATGCCATGCTGTTCATCGACGGCTACATCGCTCCCGACCGTGCGCTGGCGCAGGCCTACTACCTTGGAAGACTGTTCGGCAACGAGCAGGAAGGCCGTTCCGAAGTGGTGATGACCGAAGTGCGCGATACCGTGCTGGCCATCATCCCCGATCTTCTCCGGATCTTCACCCAGACCACGACCATCGTGCAGTTCATTCCCTCGAACTCAAAGACGGTGGAACAGGCCGGTCAGGCGACCGATTATGTGAATCACATCTTCTGGAACGACAACGCGGGCTTCGAGATCTTCCACAACTGCCTGAAGGACGCGCTGACGGTGAAAACCGGCGTCATCAAGTGGCACTGGTCCGACGACATCGAAGTCACTGAAGCGGACTACTCGGGCATCAGCCACGACCAGCTTCTCCTGCTGCAAAGGGAAGAAGACCTCGAAATCATCGAGGCCGAACCGGTAACGAAAACCGAGGCTGTATCGATGAACGGCAACGTCATCGTGCCCGCCGAGGTCGTCTACGACGTGCGGATACGAAGGAAGCGCAAGAAGCAGCGTGTCGTTCTTGAGTGCATTCCTCCCGAGGAATTCCTGATCGACCGCGAGACGCGCGACCTCGATACCAGCCGCTATATCGGTCATCGCAGCCTGAAAACGGTCTCCCAACTGATCGACATGGGGTATGACGCCGATGAAGTCGAGAACATCAGCAACTCCGACGACAGCTACTACCTCACCAACCTTGAGGCAATTACGCGCAACCCTGCTATCAACATCTTCTCGCGTGATACCGGTCCGAACAGCGCGCTCAAGCGTTTCGTATACGTCGAGTCATGGATACGTATCGACCGCGACGGCGACGGAATTGCTGAACTCCGCAAGGTCTGCTCCATCGGCCCGCACATCCTCTTCGACGAAGTAGCCGACGAGGTTCCCTTTGCCGTCTTCTGCCCCGATCCGACTCCCCACCTGCTGATCGGTCAGTCGGTGGCCGACCAGACGATGGATTTGCAGCTCATCAAGTCGGCAGTCGTTCGTGACACTCTTGACAGCCTCAAGCAGTCCATCAACCCGAGAACGGTCGTTGTCGAGGGGCAGGTCAACCTCGACGACGTGATGAACAACGAGATCGGCAACATCATCAGGGCAAGACAGCCCGGCATGGTGCAGAGCCTCGACACGCCGTTCCAGGGTCAATATGCCCTCCCGGTCATCCAGTACCTCGACCAGGTGAAAGAGAACCGGACGGGCATCAATGCCGGCGCCAACGGCCTCGACGCCGACGCGCTGCAAAGTACGACGCCGACCGCGGTGAATGCCGCCGTGCAGGCCGGACAGGCCCGCAAGGAGATGATTGCCAGACTGTTCGCCGACAACGGCATGAAACGCCTGATGAAGGGCATCTACCGCATGGTGGTGAGGCATCAGGACAAGCCGCGCATGATCCGGCTCAGGGACAAGTTCGTCGAGATGGACCCGCGTTTCTGGGACTCCGACCTCGATTGCGTGCCCAACGTCGCCCTCGGACGTGGCACCGACCAGCAGAGCCTCGCCTTCCTTGCTCAGGTCGCCGGCAAGCAGGAACAGATCATCCAGCTTCTGGGGCCGGATAATCCTCTCGCTCCCGTGGACAAGTACCGAGAGACCCTTGCCGAGATGTGCCATCTGGCGGGCTTCAAGGACGAAACCAAGTTCTTCGGCGATGTGACGCCACAGCAGTTGCAGCAGCACGCCCAGCAGCAGCCGCAGAAGCAGGACCCGACCATGATGCTGGCCCAGATCGAGCAGCAGAAGGTTCAGGTGCAGGCCCAGAAGAACCAGGCCGAAGCCCAGCAGAAGAATCAGCAGATGATGCTTGATCATCAGCAGGCCGCCATGAAGATGCGCCTCGATTATGCGAGCAAACTGGCGGTCGCGCAGATCGCCGCCACCGGCTCTTTCAATGAAGCGCAGTTGGAAGCCTTCATTAGCCGCGACGAGGCTATCACTACTGCGCAGATGCAGGGCATGGTCGATCACCACGCTAATCTGATGCAGTCCGCCGTCGATCATCACGGTAACGCCATGGATGCGCAGGCCCAGGTTGAGTCCGCCCGCCTTGCCGCACAGGCCCAGCCCGAGACCGTGCAATGACCGAAGACATCGAGTTCATCTCCAATGTAAAGGCGCTGGCGACCAACGGCACGCTGGCCGAAGTGCTGCGGCGTCTGGAAGAAGATGTGATCGAGCAATGGAAGATCGCTCCCCAGACCGATGAACGCGAACGCTGCTGGCATCTTCTGACCGCCATTCGCCTCGTCAACGTGAAGATCACTTCGCTCACCGATGAAGAAAAGGTCCGCGCCTGGCAGAGCCAGCGGGCCGTAAGGAGAATCTGATGGCCGACCCGAACACAGACATGAGTTTGGCAGATGCCAGCAGTGCCCTCGAAGGCTTGCTCGCCCGTGATGAAAATCTGGGTAACGACGAGCCCGAGAAGGAAGAGGCCGCGCAAGCGGAAGAGACCGCCGAACCGCCCGAGACGCCGGCCAAGGTTGAAGAACCCGCCGAGGGCGAGGAAGCGGAGACTGAGCAGGAGGCAGAACCCGAGGAGGAGCAAACCCAGGAACCGCTCTACACCGTCAAGGTTGACGGCAAGGAACAGCAGGTCACTCTTGAGGAGCTTCAACGCGGCTACTCCGGCCAGAAGTGGATCAGTCAGCGTAGCCAGTCAATGGCAGCAGAGCGCAAGGCCCTTGAGGCCGAAGCGGCTGCGGTGAAACAGGAACGCGCGCAATACGCCGAGGTACTGGGCAAACTCGCCTCTCAGCTTGGAAGCGGAGAAGCGGAACCCGACTGGGAAAAACTGCGCGCCGAGGACGAGTTCAAGTTCGTGGTTGAACGTCAGGCCTGGCAACTGAAGCAGGACCGGCTCAACGCCGTCAAGGCAGAGCAGGCCCGCATCGCAGGCCTTCAGAAGCAGCAACAGGACGAAGCCACGCAACGGTATGTTGAAGAGGAAAACCGCAAGGTCCTCGACAAGATCCCCGCGTGGAAGGACAAGACCAAGGCCAAGGCAGCCATCTCCGACCTTCGCGACTATGCGAAAGGCGAAGGCTGGACCGACGAGGAACTGGACAACGCAAGGGACAGTCGCGCCGTGCTCGCCCTCTACAAGGCGATGCAGTTCGACAAGCTTGCCAAGACCCAGATGCCCCGCCCGGTCGCAGGTCGTGGTCCACGTTCGGCTTCTCCCGGTGCAGGTTCAGCCACGCCCGGCCGTCCCGCCGAAGTCACCCGCTTGAAACAGCGTCTCGCCCAAACCGGCAGCGTCGATGACGCCGCCAATATCTTCCTGCAACAGGGGGTCTTCGAGTGAGGCCCCGGAGCGAGAAATGGCAATCGTTACCAACACCATCACGCGCTACGACTATACCAAGTCGGTACGTGAGGATCTTTCCGACATCATCTACAACATCAGTCCGGTAGACGTTCCTTTCCAGAGCAATATCGGACGCGACAAGGCTGCCCAGACCTTCACGGAATGGCAGACCGACACTCTTGCTGCGGCGGTCACGACCAACGCGCAGCTTGAAGGCGACGACATCGTCTCCACCGCCGATACACGCGCGACCACCAATCGCGTCGGCAACTACACCCAGATCAGCCGCAAGATCGTGGCCGTGACGGGAACCCTC